CTGCCAACTTTTGAGGAATACCTAATCGTTCTATAACTGCTTTTATAAAAGCAGGTGAACGATATAATGATTTTGCTATATCAGATATATTCTGACCATCTAAGTAATATGTCACGATGCTTTTCTTTTCAGCTTCTGTGACGCCCTTTCCTTTGTTCTGTGCTTTTCTCAACTCACGATATCTTACAGTTTCTTCATGTTCTTCTATAAGTTTATTTAATCGTGTAGTATTATAACTAATGTTCAGTATGCTACATGCTTCTTTCTTTGTTATAGGTTTCTCTGCCCTGAGTAAGCTGATTACATGCTGAAGGTTAGCTTCAGTTAAATTTTCGTGTTTTTTAATTCTTGCTGCCAATATCGTTTCCTAATAAAATTATTGCGTAATGAATGATTTTTAGTAAATCATCATGGTTTCTACCTTCCTTCTTACCATATCTCTGTGCGTATTTAATAATGTTTCCTATACAGAAACCTTCGCCATGTTCAGCATCAAATATGAACTCTGTAGATTGTATCTTATTCATACTATAGTGAGCCTCGTACGTTTTTAAAATATGGTTTGTTACCATAGTTAGTACTTTGTCCTCATTAAATTTATACTTAGTCTTACTCACTTTGCTGTTATCCTTTTCTCGTAGTCAGCATAATCTTCGTTCCACCAATCAGGTTTATCACGGTGTGACCATGCTGCAAATGTTGCTTTGTCCAAATGGTAGTAATCACGATAACTCTGTATCGGATTATCATAATCTTTTAGTTCGTCAGGCATAGCTAGACCAAAAGTTGTGAATCCAACTCTTGGTAAATTTACTGGGTCTGGTAGTTTGTTTACTACTTCCATTACAGATTTGTGTAGTTTGCCGTAACGATAGTGGTATTCATCATTCAATGCATTAGCATAGCAATGAACCCACTCATGATTATCCAATGACTCTCTTGCCCAGATTGTGCAAGGATGATTGTACATCATTGGAAGGTAGGGGATGGGTCGTTCCTCTAAAGGTAAGTGTTTTATTCCAGCCTTCTCTTTGTTTAAAACCTCTCGCTCTTCGGCATTGAGGGCACGAGGAACAAACCCTAATAGTTTATCAATCCAAATAGTTGTGCAAAGAATCTGAGCAGCCTCTAGTGGCATCTTAACAATGTGCTTGTCAACATGATACTGTGCTGCTTTATCTAAATCTTCGTCTAAGTAAAATAAGTTCATAGTTTACTTCCAACACTTATAAACGCCACAAAGACGATCTGCGTTTTCTGTAGTTTTACAGTATGGGCAGACTTTTTCTGTCTTTGACGGCTTAATTTTTTTGATATCTTTGAATTTTTTCATAACTTATATTATACTAAAGTTATAAGGAAAAGTCAAGAACTATTTTTTGTCTCCATTAAAAGATGCACTTGATTTACTTGTTCCAGCGTATAAACCAAACCAAGCGGCACCAGCACCCACGATTATACTGATAAGTCCTGACTGCTCAAGGGTTGGCTCTGGTAATTCCATAAACCACATGGTTGAGTAATAAAGTAAAAAGATATATACACTTAAGAAAGCACGGGGAAAAATCCTCCAACTATCTACTGTGGCGGCTAAGTGTATCCACTTTTGCCACGGATTTACTTTATCTTCGTTTTCTAACATGAAGATTTTTTGTTTCAAGTCATTATTTTCTTGAATCATCTCCATAAATTTACTAAGGTCTATTTCAACCTCATTTCTATCCATATCCCCACTAAATTGTCCACTAGGCATGTTCATAGTTTAATCCTTAACTATTTGGCTTGTTCCTTTGCTTTACCCACATTGATTGCAAACCAATCTAATATTTTGTAAAGTTTTCCAACAAATACATCATCTGCTGGAGTAGGAGTTAAAGCCGCTATGATTGAAGCCCCCATGACTAACCATGGTATGACTTGAATCCAACCGATCACCCATTGTAAGAATTCTAACATTCTTATTCTCCGATGCTCTTACGAGCCTTTCCCTATTCATCACTAGGGATTGTATAACCATCAATACTACTCAATCTAATGTCTTCCCACCTATTGGTGTCAAGACGATATAATAATATTGCATCACTTGATGACTGATTAATTTTTACTGGTAGCATATGCTCTTGCAAAGTGCAAGGTATGCTGTACTGACTCCCAGATTTTAAACTTGTAAAAGAAACTTCTACAACATTTGTTTTCAATAGTTCTTTTAACTTGTCAAAACTTACCATCAATTTTCTTTTCAAGGTCTTCAAACCTCTTGAGAATGTTATCCCAGCTTTCAAACTCACATAAATCTTTCGGAGGGTGTGAATCTGTTTCTAGTTTATCTACTCGTTCTTCTAATTCTTCTAGCCATTCTTCGTTTTCTTCAAAGCGTCCTTGGACGACAGGGTTTTTATCAAAAAACTTTGAACCCTTCATCATGGCTCTATAATCTAATAGGAAGTTCCAATACTCACTTAGCGTTTTTAACATAGAAAATTATATCTCCAATTGTTCGTAATTTTTCTACATCTTCATCAGGAATAATTACATCTAATTCTTCTTCAACATCCATAATCACTTGTACTGAATCTAAACTATCAGCACCAACATCATCTATTAAATCCATATCAATACTAATATCTCTTCTATCAAAGTGATCATTTACTATCATGTGTACTGCATCTTCTATACTGATTTTCATTGTTTTATCTTTCCTCTGAAACTTCCATCATTAATAAAGTAATCCATATTAACAATAAAAAGAATCCTACATGATTATTTAGAACTGTTAGTAGTGGTTTCAAAAATTCATAACCTAATAGAACTGATGATACAGCTAATAGTCCAAATATTCCTGTAAATATTTTTAGTAATAAATTTATAAAGTTCATTGTTTTACTACTATTCCTGCCTCACCTATAACTTCTGTTTGAGGTGTTGTGACTCTTCGGTAGTAGATTACTACTTCCTTTAAATCTTTGATGTATCTTTTTATTTCTTGCATATTATATGCCATAAGTTCATAGTCTGGTACTGACATAGCAAAAAATACAAGTTGTCCTTGGTCTTTTTCTACTCTTGCAATAAACTCGTCTATGTTCTTCTCAGAAACTACATACCAATAAGGTTCTTTTAGGTCAAGTTCTCTTGGTAGTATTGGTTGTGCTATCTGCCTTTCTATCGGCTTTGCACTAACCTCTAATGTTTTTGGTGGGAATAGGCTGCACGATGATGCTATCATCAGCGGCGTCAATATCCCTGCTATCTTCTTCAATTCCATCAAATACCTCTTTCGTTGCTTTATTAGCTCTCGGTTCTATTAGCCCAGGCTTTGCAGCGGCTAACTTGGTTAAGTTATGTCTTTTAAATATATCAAGATAACGATTCATTTCTTTTTGTGTTTCTTGATTTTTAAGAGCTAACTCATTTAATTGCGAAGTTTGTAGTGCAAAATCATTTTGTAGAGTACTTATTGTTTCCTCTTGAGTTTGAACTGCTACTTCTAATGTTGCATTATTCTGTCTAAGTGCTTGGTTGTCTTGCCAAAGCCACCAACAAAGTCCACTTACTACTAGCAATAATGCCAGAAAAAACTGGTTCATGTGTATCTTTCCTCTTTTTCTATGCCGTTGATATAGTGTGTTCCTTTACACCAATCGTATGCGTGTGGATTTTCATCAAATAAAAAGAACTCACAATCAGGTGCTCTCTCTTTTGCTGGGTCTATTAATTCTATCTCTGGGTCATTACTAATGACATAAAATAAAATAATTGCTACTCCCAACTTAAATATCATAATTGCTCTATTTTGATATTTAGTCCTTCAGCACCGTACATCTCTACTACATCACCTTGTTCGGTTCTAAACTTAATAGAGTCTTTGGTTCGTTTTATGACTTTTTTGATTATAAACTCCTCATCATCAGAGTCGCCCCAAACATTATTATAACTTACTTTTAGTTTATATAATGTAATGAACTTCGCTTTGAAGTTTATCCACCATTCTTGAAAGGTTTGTTTCTTAGACATCTGACCAGTCTTTACCTTCAAATAATAATGCTTCTGCTTCTCTTCTTCTGACTAAGCCTTCTAATACTTTACCACCTGCTTTGTTCCATCTTTTAATCTGTGCAGGCACATCATCATATTGTCCTGCATTTACAACTTTAAGCATTGTGGAATTATTTAGATTAGTCGGACCGAGATTATATGTCCATGATACCAATGCATCAAACATGCACTGGTCTAATTGATTCTTTACTGCGTTGAGTACATGTGTTTCGTACTCTACTAATTCTTCTAAGAGCATTTCTTCTGCTTGGTCTTTGGTAATTGTCATACCTTCTTCAACACCTTTGATGTGTCCATAACCAATTGTCCATACTCCTACTGCGTCTTGGTATGCTTCCAATTCGCAACCTTCAAACTTTTTAATAAGGGCTAAACCCTCTGCTGATATTTTCATATTGTAAAACTTTCCCCACAGCCACACTGTGCTGTTTCTTGTGGACTGGATATTTTAAATTGTTCGTTGAGTCCATCTTCTATCCAGTCAATGTGTATCTCCTCAACATAGCTAAATGTCATTGGGTCTACTGCTATCATGCCGTAGAACACCGCATCACTTAATATATTTGGCTCTTCCAAATAACTTAAGTCATACGACCACCCATTACAGCCACTAGGGATTAGACCGAGTCTTATTCCCCATACTTGTTTTCTTTGCACCTTTTGTTTTAGCCTTTCTAGTGCTGGCTCCGTTACCTGTAACACGATTTATTTGATTCTCTAGTTTCTTTTGCAATTTATTTGCATAGTCTAGTAGTTCTCTGTCTTGTTCCTTTCGCTTTGCCTTAGTGCGAAGCACACTCTTGCGAGTGCGCTTCGTCTTGGGTCGCTGACAATATACAATCAAACGAGATGCCCTACGCTTGCAAGCACTGCGATTCCGAAAAAGCATGATAGGAACAACTGTTCCATTACTTCTTGTACATCTTCGTTTTTCTGTATTTGTCTAAAACTATTTATAATTGTTCTCACTACACACCTCCGCACTTATTAAGTTTAAGTACAGATGATGCTTTTCTAGTTTCTTTCGCATTTAATTTGCCATCGCTATTCTTGTCAGCATAGCTAAATAAACTTTTTCTGACCTTGCAGCCTAGAGATTCAAATTCTTGAACAGTAATGAAGCCGTCTCCATTCATGTCAAATTTTCTCATTCTCCAATCATCTGCAAATGCGTCTGAAACAAATAGTGATAACATTACTACTGATAGTAGTTGTTTCATTTAATTTATCTCCAATACTTTACGATTGGAATTCGGAGTTTTAGACAAAGCGATAGTTAATAGTCCATCTACTAATTCAACAGAGTCTACTTTTAAGTCGTTATTTAAAATAAACTTTCTCTCAAAAGATTTAAGACTAAGTCCTTGATGTACAAATCTTTCTGTATCACCAAGTTTTCGTTCTTTTCTCCCCTTGAGAAGCAATTCATTATCTTCATGAATTACCTCTAGTTCTTCTTTTGACCAACCTGGGATTGCAACTTCTATACGATAATTGCCAGTCTCCACGTTTTCAACTATGTTATATCTCGGATATGATGTGTCGGTATTTTGCAATAGCCAATCATTATTCATACCAAGCCAAAATTTACTAATATCAATCGTCATTATTTTCTCCTAATTTCCTTTTCAGTAAAACTATGCCCACCCTTTCGGTATGGACGCCAATGTGTAAGAACCATTCCTACACTTCAATAGTAATTATATCAAATTTGTAACCTAAAGTCAACAATTATTTTTTGGTTAGTCCTCAAAGTCAATCTTACCCATCTCTTTCATGTAGTCAAGAGTGGAAGATATACCTTCTCGTTTACCAAAGCTGTATGCTGCCCATACGCCTATCACTAAAATTATCAAGTATGCTGTATCTATGTTCATATTTTTTCTCCAATGTTAATATTATACCAATTTTATAACCTTAAGTCAAGTAAAATTTCAAGGATACCTAAAAATAGTTGTTGACAAGTGGTCTCTCTTTTGATATAATATATGTATAAAAACGAAAAGGATTAGATATGATTACATTAGAACTCGTTAAAGAGTTTGATGCACAACAAAGTGGTAATACAGGCAGTTGGGTAAAACAATACATGCCAAACTATTACTCACTTGACGCAAAGAACAAAGGAAGATATGGAGAACAATTCTTTCTTTCACTCTTCAGCGATACGGATATGAAATGTAATGATAATAATGCTGACCATGATTTTGTAGTAAATGGACTCAAGCTAGAACTTAAATTCTCACTTGCTTCCAATCAAAAAGGCAAAGGTGTCTACGATAAATTTACTTTCAATCATATCGGATTGCACAAACAATGGGACTATCTAGTACTTGTTGGTGTCAATCCACCTGTTGAACTTGCTCATGTTCGTAGAGGACATGAATATTCAGAGGAAGTAAGAGCATATTGTATATCAAAAAAGGACTTAAAAAGTCAACTAGATATGCTACTTACTCTGAATTATATCTCACATCAACAAGGAGGCA